CCCGGCTAGAGGGTTCTACCCCTCTACTCCCATCCTAACGGATGGAAGCCCACCTGGTCTTGATGTCGACGGACACAGGGCGTCCAGCACGGATCAAGTGATCTTCAGCAAATACAGGCAGATCGCCTGGCTTGATGAAGAACTTGACTAGAGCGCCGATCCCATCCAGCTTGGAAACTGGAAGGGAACTCTTGACTACGTATCCCTTGACGAGGGGGACTTGTAGTCTAGCACACATTTTGCCTGCACGAGGCAGATCCCATGTGTGGCGACCTAGTACCGGACTGCTCGGATGGACCTCAGGGTAGTGTTGCATAACACCACCCAGAAGAGAATCCAGCCAATCAACAGACTCCTGCCAACCATCTTGGAAAAGATGGTTGCGGAGAGCAACTGTTGACACAATCTCGGCAACGTGCTTGCGTGACGTGGGAAATTCTCTACGTATACGGACAGGAGTGATCCTGAGACCAGCGTAGTAGTCCCCACCACAAGACTCTCGGAATTTTCCAGTTCCGAAAGACTTGTCCACATTAACTTTCAACCCAAAAGTTGAGAGCATGTGTGTCACGCATTCCATCATATCTACAGGGACAATGATATCGTCCCCGTAGACGCGCACCTGGCCTTGAAACTCCCGAAGGAGCTTCTTGGTCATCGGCCTGTTGAGTTCTCTGCTGATCGCAACGAAGATTACCGTCAGAAAGACGATGGCTTCGAACGGGAAGCAGAGAGCTGAACCCATGGACGCGAATTTGGCAAGGCGAATAACCTTGCCATCCACATCAGCCTTCCTGCTTCTACAAGCTTGAACGGCATCCCGAAGGTGGGGATGGTTCTGGAGTAGGAGCAGTACATGCTGATTCGAAACGCGATCGGATGCCTCACTCAAATCGAGTGTGGCAAGACTACCGTTTAGGGAGCCTTCATGAGCAAGAACCCTGTTGGGTTCCTGATCGGTGAATCCGATGAAGGCAGAAACGAGTCGGTCAGACTCGATGCCTTCTACGATCGGGCCGAGGAGAGACTGCTGTGCATATTGCATGGCAGTCGGCTCCACGGCGATGATTCGTGGCGTTTTGAGCGTCTTGGGGACGGTGATGACCCTTACGGGCCTCTCATCCCCGGGTTCGAGGAAGTCGACCTCGTCCAAGTGGAATGCATACCTCCAGTTAGGGATGATGAACTCCCCAGCTGGAAAGTATGTCTCCAGACGAGTGGGCCACTCATGCTGATCATACTTCCGATTTCCTCGGAGACGATCTGCAGTGGCTCCGGGACCATGCTTCGGTACGAGGGAACCCTCATAGACCATGAGGTCTATGTTGGAGAACACTTCGCCGAATATGATCCTGCTGACATGGCTGAAATCCTGAATAAGATCAGGATTGAGTTTCAGCTGTTGGTCAGCGAGTCGGACTTCCTGCTCACACTCAATGTACCGAGCCTTGGCACGAGCAACCCTAGCATCACTGCAGGGTAGCTCGACCTTTGCCAAGATGGAAGTAATCTGGTGCAAGCACCGGATCGCCTCCAAGTTCGGTTCACTGAGCAACAAGCCAGTACCACGGTCGAACACAAGATCAAGGAAACCTCCGAGGAATCGGGGGAGACCGCCTGTTCGGGCAAAGCCCAAGAACAGGTCGTGATCGATCTTCCCACGGTCAAGACCTTTTTGGAGGTCTTTTCCGAAGGAAGGCAGGACTATCGTGAGAAACGATAGACCCTCATGTTCGACGCGATCAGAGATTGTTTTGCAATCTCTGATGGTGCTGATGTGACATCGCTTGCCAGCTTCGCTGACAAGCACCTGCAAGAATGCGGTCAGGCTTTTCACCGTGACTCCTAACAGAGCTCGCGGATCCTCAGCCATGGCGCAATCAGGACAAAGTCCTACGACCCACCTTAGTGGGTCGGCCCAACTGGAGAATGATGAGGTACGCGGTCATGGCAAACATGCCAAAACCGCCCATGCACACCAACATCAAAAGAATGATGTCGATGGGGATGGATGTCATCAGTTCTCGCCCCCAAGAAGCTTGATCGCGTTAGCGTTCGTGCTCGCAGTAAGCCAGGTCGTGAGACCGGTGACCAGCTGCGTCTGCTCCGCCAGGGTGAAACCCTG